GCAATGACACAATGTCTGGCCCCGCAGATGGAAGCGAAGATAATAGGAATTGGTATCGCGGCGCTGTGATTGTAATGAAAAATCATGCTCGCAAAGCACTGGAAGGGAAGAATGACTGACCCTCAAGCGAAGTCTATCAAGGAATGGCGGGATAGGTGCTTCAAGTTGTACTGGAAGCTTCGCGCTGCTCAGGGCCGCATCGAGAAGCTGGAGGTGGCAAACCTTGCACAAAGCTGCATCAAGGTAGACGATCAGATGCGCATTGAAAAGTTGGAGGCGGCGCTGCGGGAGATAGATAAAATCGCTATCAGTCACACAAAGGGCGGCATTGGCCAAGCGCAGCTTATCGCCCGCAAAGCACTGGAGGGGAAAGATGAATAAGCAAGCAAGAGAAACGATAGCTATAGCTGAAGCGGAAGGCTTAAAATTCCGTGGCCTGTTAGAGCGTAGCAAGCATGAGTTTTTGATCTTTGAGAATAGCGGCGGTCTTCAATACTGGTCGCCGTGCCATCGAAGTGCGACAGAATCCAAAATGAGCCACAAGGTCAACAGCAGAAATACGTTCCGAAGGTTTGCCCGTGGCGAACTGCATGGCATCGAGAGAATGGTAAGGGGACGCGCCAATGACTGACTACATTCAATTTCTGACAAGCGTGTGCTTTACGATGGTGACTGGTGTTGTCATCGTTGGGTGTTTCGGTAGCATGATCTTCTTGGCACTGATGTTTTGGTCGATGATACAAGACGAGTTGATGTGATGGGGAAGCGTTCAGACTTTGAGCGGGAGAAGCTGGACTTTTATCCCACCCCTATGGAGGCTGTCATGCCTCTACTGCCACATCTACGAGCCAACACGAGGTTTTGTGAGCCTTGTGCTGGTGCTGGCGATCTGGCGCGTCATCTAGAGGCTCATGGTCATATCTGCACCTCTGCCTTTGATGTAGAGCCTCAGAATGACACGGTATGGCGGAATGACGCCTCGTTCGCCTTCATAGATGACTTGAAGGGGGCAGACTACATCATCACCAACCCGCCTTGGGACAGGAAGCCTCTACACCAAATCATTGAGCGGTGTTCGTCTCTTAAGCCGACATGGTTGCTCTTTGACTCTGACTGGATGCATACCAAGCAATCCAAGCCATATCTGCGGTTCTGCGACATGATCGTGTCAGTTGGCAGAGTGAAGTGGATTGCTGACAGTGCCACGGCTGGCAAGGACAACGCCTGCTGGTACAGGTTCACCCCACACTTCTCCATGTTTACGCAGTTCTACAACAGATGAAGATCGGGATTAATGAACAGGTAGCGGCTCTGGAAGAAGCCGTAATCGCTCATAGAAGCTACGTTAATGTTGTCAGGAGGTATGTGGAACGCAGGGAAAGACCAGAAGAATTATTAAAGGACACAGAAATGCGACTGCCTAAAATGGAAGCCGCATTGAATACCCTTAAATGGGTTCAGAAAAATCGAGAAATTATCATTGCGGCTAAAAAGGCCCTTGATAAATGACATAACGTCATATAAACATGACATGTCGTCAGACACAAAAGGGGAAATTAAATGATCGACTTGGATTTGGTAGCCATCTTGCGTCAAGCAGCGGATGAATATGAGAGGGTAATCCTTAGAAACAGGCAACTTGATAAGGACATCATCGCCCTTCGTAGCAAATATAATCAGGACATCACGGAGATCAGGTCTACTCCATCGCCAAAAATCCAAAAGGCTATGGTTGTGGTTGATCCTGCTAAGATCATTCATGAGCGTGTCAAAGAAGCTGCTAAGAAGATGATCAAGCCGCCGCCGGATATGATTATTGCATCGGTAAGTGGTGTGTCGAAGCGTGCCAATCGCGTCCTATACAAAGCTGGTGCTGTGAGGGTGCGTGACTTTGATCGCGTTACCGTGGCGCGTCTTGCCAAGGTAAAGGGTTGCGGCCAGACAACTATCGCTGAAATCAAGGGGTTAGCGGAGCGTTGCGGCTACTCTATTAAGTAGGACGCGCCATGAAGGAAACCGATCAAGAGAAGCTGGTCAAGATTATCAAGAAGCTCAACATGACTAAGGTTATGGTCGCTGAGTATCTTGGCGTCTCTGAGCGGACAATCTACCGTTGGGAGTACGGTTACAGCCGTATTCCTCATACGGTCTTTCTTGCTCTTGAGTTGCTACTGAAGAGTGAGGTATAAGAACGAGGAAACCCGCCGGGGGTCGAGTCCGGCGGGTTTCTAAACCAACCATGCGAATGCAACGCATGGAATATCTCCAAACTGTATAGGGCAGTAAGGAGACGATTAAGGCTAATAGTCTTTTTACGTCTTTTTGGCAACCCTATGCGCTACATATAGGGTGAATTATGTCATTTCAGGCTATGGCTTGGGCAGTTGGACAGCAAATCCCTACCCATGAAAAGTTTACGTTGATCATGCTCGCCAATTATTCGGATGCGACTGGCAAGTGCTGGCCGTCCATAGAAACCCTATGCCATGATACTGGATTATCCCGGCCATCCATCAAGCGCGCTTTACGGGTTCTTGTTAAGCTTGAGCTTGTAACTAAGGTCAAACGACAGCAGGGGAACCTTCAATCATCCAACTTTTATTTGTTAAGCCTAAGTAAATCTTCGCAGGGTCTATTAGACCCCCCCGCAGGGTCTAATAGACCCCCAAACCTATCAACCTGAACCTATCACTGTTCTATAAACCTAATACGCGCCAGAGATAGAACTTATAGATAGGTACTATATAAAACACGCAACTGGAGCTTTACAATGGAACTACGGGACTATCAGCAGACAGCCATCGCGAGATTGAAGGAAGCCTTGCTACAGGGAGCCAGACGCCCGGTCGTTCAAGCGCCTACAGGAGCCGGTAAGACGGTTATCGCCGCCGCCATCGTCAACATGGCCCGTCAGAAGGACAAGCGGGTTCTGTTCTGCGTCCCTGCCCTATCCTTGATTGATCAAACGGTAGACCGGTTCAGGGCGAATGGAATTTTCGACATAGCGGTCATGCAGGGGCAGCATGAACTGACAGACTATAGGCAGCCGGTACAAGTTTGTTCGGTACAAACACTGGCGCGTCGGAAGATACCTCAAGCTGATTTGGTCATCGTTGATGAATGCCATGTCATGTTCAAGCTGTACGATACATGGATGAACGATCCAGCATGGAAGGATGTCCCCTTTGTGGGTTTGACAGCTACGCCATGGGCGAAGGGGATGGGAGCCTCTGGGCGTTGGGACAAACTCATCATTGGGACGACAACTGAGGAACTGATCGAACGTAAGCATCTGTCAGACTTCAAATGCTATGCTCCAGCGCATCCAGATTTGTCAGGGGTCAAGACGAAGCTCGGCGATTATGAGTTGAAGGGCTTGGGCGAGGCGATGGACAAGAAACAGCTTGTCGCTGACATTGTGACGACATGGCTTGAGCGTGGCGAAGGTAGATCAACGATTTGCTTTGCAGTGAACCGTGTCCATGCCAAGCACATTGAAAAGCAATTTAAGGAAGCTGGAGTATCAGTCGAGTATATGGATTCTTTCACGGATTTAGGAGATCGGGCCGCTATTGTGGAGCGGTTTGGTAGGGGAGAAACCAAGGTCATCTGCAATGTGGGCGTTCTCACCACAGGTTTTGACGCAGATGTTCGTTGCATCATTCTGGCGCGTCCTACCAAATCAGAAATCCTGTATACGCAGATGATTGGCAGAGGCTTGAGAACAGCAGAAGGGAAGGATCACTGCTTGATCCTAGATCACTCTGACACAACGATCAGGCTTGGTTTTGTCACAGACATCCAAAAGTCTGAGCTTCACGATGGTACTGCCAACCGCCAATCAGTAGAGCGTAAGGCTCCTCTTCCCAAAGAATGCGGTCAATGCCATTTCCTCAAGCCCCCGAAGGTCGTCAAATGCCCAGCTTGTGGTTTTCAGCCAGCACCTACGAACAAGGTTGAGGCTACTGATGGCGAGCTATACGAGCTTGGCAGGAACAAGTCGGCCAAGCTCGACATTGCAAGCCCAGCAGAAAAGCAGCGGTGGTACAGTGAGCTTCTGAGGTATGCGGACTTGAGAGGATACAAGAGCGGATGGGCTTCCTACGCCTTCAAAGACAAGTTTGGTAGCTTCCCGCAAGAACTGATGATCCCAATTCAATCGCACATGGTTTCACCTGACGTATCGGGATGGATTACAGCGCGCAACATTCGCAAAGCTAAGTCAAATGCCAAGTTCAGGTTTGGGAGGACGGGATGACAGAACCAGCAAAGTGTCATTGTGGCTCAATCAGTTGGGGCCGAGAATTGGATGCGGGGAGATACACCTGTGTCAGTTGCTATCGCCCATTGTGGCAGCCAGTCGAGATTGCGCCAAAGGATGGCAGGACAATCCTAGTCTATGGATGTTGGCCTGATCATCCTACCATACCTGACATTGCGTTCGCCTATTGGGACGAGGATTCAAGCTGGTGGGAGTTCGACGGTGAGGAAATGCTTATAACTCATTGGATGCCAATGCCGGAGCCACCCAAGTCATGAGCCACATCGGGGCGGTAGCAAAAGGTAATTGGCGGCACTTGCTCATTACCCTTGGGGTAGATAAGCGATTCCTCGTCAACAAGCATGGTCCTTGCCCTATTTGCGGCGGGGAAGATCGGTTCAGGTGGGATGACCAGAACGGAGGTGGTGGGTTCATCTGTTCTCAATGTGGGGGCGGCGATGGCTTTGATCTGGCGCGTAAGGTCACGGGTAAATCCTTTCGGGAGATTGCCGACCACATAGCTAAGATCATGGGTTCTACCAACGAGTTTGAACGAAAAGGACCCGACTTGGAGGAGGAGCGTCAACGGAATGCCATGCGCCGTGGCTGGGGAAGCGCGTGGCAGCCAAAATTAGATGGTCCGGTAGGGGTGTACCTTGCCAATAGAGTTGGCTGTCTGTGGCCCTCTAATGCCATTAGAGAGGGTAGGTCAACACACGGTTGCCCGGTCATGGTTTGCAAGATTGTGGACCACTACGGTCTGAATGCCGTTAACCTTCACCTCACATTCCTGACAGAGGATGGAAGGAAAGCGAGCATAACCCCCGCCAAGAAGGTCATGCCGGGGAAGCTTCCTCCCGGTTGTGCGATCAGGCTTGGTCCGGTCAAGACTGTCATGGGGGTGGCTGAGGGCATCGAGACTGCCATAAGCGCAGCAATAATGTACGACATGCCGGTTTGGGCCTGTGTCAACGGAACGCTGCTGTCACAGTGGATACCGCCAGAGGGTGCTGAGCAAATCACGGTGTTTGGTGACAACGATGTCAACTACACGGGCCAAGCAAAGGCGTATCATTTGGCAAACCGTCTTGAGGTTCAGTTTAAGCGTAAGACTGCTGTGTTGATCCCGCCAGTGCCGGGATGCGATTGGAATGATTTTTGGCAGGAAGAGTATGGCGAGGGAAATCTACCAAAAACCCATGCCATGAGATTGCCGGGTTTCCTGCGGGTGGTGAAATGAAGAAGGGGGGCATTACGCCCCCCTTGTCACAATGCTGAATCGCCGTACTTGGCTATGTTTCTTGCCCTAGATAGATCGAGCAAGAAGCTTTGGATGAACATAAGAGCCGACCGCGCGCCTTCCTCATCCAAAATGATTGTTGTGCATATGTCTGGCTCTGGGTCGCGAAGGTGGAAGGCTTTCACCACCAAATGAGCCTTGTCTTCGCTGTCATAGGAAAACCCTAAACTACGGGTTTCGCTATCGTTGCTATCCACTGATAAGCTATGTTCAAGCATTGGGTTCCCCTTTGACTTTGGCTATCGTTTCTTTGGCGCTTTCGATCAGTCCGTGACCGGCTTCTAAGGCAAATTCGTCACCGTAGTGGATGGCAAACTTTAGAAGCCGTTCGCATATGTCCAACAGTTCTGGCGCGTAGGTCAGTATGTTGAGATTGCTGTAATTCCTGTGCGTCATAACCTTGCAGATGGATATGTCTTTGGTTGGGGCAGAGGCTCGAATGTAGACGCTGTACTTGCCCCATTCGACGTGCCAAGGGCCGGGGGTTGGTGATTGGTTTCCCATGTTTCATCCTATCAACTTTAGCGTGACAACTACTGCGACTGCAAATGCCAAGCCGATGGCAAACCCTTCGAACTTAGCTTTCCGGTGTGACCACTTGTAGAACTCGTAAACGACCGTTTCTTTGATATAGATCGGCGGTATAATCTGGTTCAGCTTGAGCTTTTGAGCGATCAACCACTGTGCCGGGGTTTCTACTGTTAACTTGTCCATTGCTTTTCCTATCTTGAGGTTGTTGTTGGGAGTATTTTGCCGGTGTAGCGGCTGGCCGTATTGGGGCGATCCGCATCAATAATACTCCGCCATGATGAACGACCGTGCGGAGTCTAGGCTTTGACAGTGCTTCACCTGACCGTGAACCGATACGGCTCTGTATTTAGCATCCCTCCTCATTTTGCTACCGATTTGGTTAACCCAACCTAT